AAACAGACAGGGTCACAGCCACGCTGCGACTTCTCTCCTTGGCCGGTCAGTCCGTGACCATTCCTCTCGAGCTGTAGGTCAACATGTCTCAAGACCAGGTTCTACGACAACTACTCATCGAGCTCATGGAGGAGTACGACCCGGATATCGATACCGCAGACGGTTCGACCTTCGATACCGGGGTCATGACCCCGTTCTTGGAGCGGATTGGTGGGAGTCCTCTGGATGTGGACTTCGAGTCCTTTGCGGTCGAGAGACTCGAGACCGAAATTGAGGACATCGACGTATCTCAGTTCTCAGGTATCCGAGAACTGCTCGTTCGCGGTGCGGTCGTGATTCTAGACCCGGTTCGACGCGAAATTCGGTCAGTCAAACTCTCTCAGAGCTTGAACAACTATGAGCAGCTCACGCGCGACGAAGTCAACGTCCTGCTGGGTAACCTCTTCCTGTCCTTGCGTGAGGGGGACAAGTCAACGGGTACGGTAAGGGTCTACTTCCTTTCCCCCCAGTCTGTGGTTGTAACTCCGTTGCAGCAGTTCTCGACCGGCTCTGGCTTGAACTTCTTCCCCACGACCGTTCAGTCAATCTCGCAGACTGCGATGTCGTTTAACTACGACGGTTCTCTCTACTACTTCGACGTGACGGTCGAGTCCGAGGAAAGCGGGGAGGCATACAACGTCGATATCGGAGACATCAACGGCGTTACCGGTATTTCTGGCGCAGTGAGGGTTTCAAACCTTGTGGCCTTTGACGACTCGGTGGCCGAGGAGACCAAGGAAGAGGGCATTGTCAGGGCACAAGAGTCCATTACGGTCAGGAACCTGTCTGTAGAACGGGGTATTTCGGTAGTGCTCTCCGAGGAGTTCAGCTTCATCAACACCGTGCAGGCTGTCGGTGCCGGTGACGAGGAGATGCAGCGCGACGTGATTGTAGGCCCGGTCGCCATCTCGGATGTTCCTGGGGGATTTGCGAGCGTCGACCTCCCCTCCTTGGGTTCCGGTCAGGAGGTACACATCGGAGGGAAAACCGATGTGTATGTTTACCAAAAGTCTTTGGTCGAGAAGACCTTGGACTTCGAAAACCTGGCTGACCGGGGTGTCTTGGTCTACAGAGGGGCCCACGGGTACACCACGGCCGTAGGCATTGATACCATCAACTTCAAGGATGACTACGGGCATTTCCTTACCCGTGGAATCCAGATTGGTGACCTTCTCTATGTCGGTGAGTACGAGCGCACGGTCGTGGACGTGTCCACCGACCAGTTGACGGTCGACACGGTTCTGCCCACAGGGTTGTTCGAGCTGCCCTACGAAGTCACTAGACCCTTTAGCGGACAAATCTCGGTTCCGTTGCACAACCGCATCGCAGTAGAGAATGGCGAAGAGGTCTTTGACGTTGACGGAGACCCGGTTCAGCCCAAGCCTGGGTCGCTGACCAACGAACCCTTGCTTGATAGCGGAAGTGTGTATGTCAAGCAGGACGAGAACTTCGCAAACGAGAACATGTCCTTGCCCGTGGTACAGGTTTCTGCGGTCGAGTTTCTAGACCCCATCACGCTCGAAGCTTCGGGCGTCGAAATCCCGATGCGGGACATCCTGTTGGCGAAGAACCTCTCTGCTTTCTCTGGCGGGGGAGTCGGGACATACGCGACCGGAGCTATTCGCCTGTACTTTCGGGATGCAGTCAGTTCCTATGCGCTCATTCACACGTTCGGTTCGGACAAGACATTGTTCACCTACCAGACGTTGTCCTTCCACGTTGTTGCATTTAACGGGGATGGTACCGCTCGAGTGGATGGAGCGGGCAATACGCTCGTACTCGAAGGTACTGACTACACAAGTAACGTAGGCCCCGGGAACCGTGTCTACTTCTTGGGCCAAGTCGTGGTCATTCAAGATGAAGGGACCTACAGCGCCCCAGACACGTCGTACACCGTGCGTGAGATCTTCTCTGGAGCTATCGGTTCTACTGCGTTTAAGGCTTACGAGGGGAACCTCGAGGCAGATATGGCGCAGGATATGGAAACTGGCCTGTATTACGTCGACATCCCAGTGCAGGCCACGACCACGGGAACGGCGAGCAACCTTGTGGCCGAAACCGAGTTCGCGGTCACGAACATGCAGGTCGAGGGCTGGACATTCAAGCCTATGAATTCTGTGCTCTCGTACTCGACCAGGGAACTCCCGTACATCCAGTTCTCGCGTTGGGTCAACGACACGACTGACCTCGAGGACTCGGGTACGGCCTATGCACTGCGTGTTACCTACGACCACGCATCCAAGTTGGGGGATGTCCAGGACTACGTAGATGACCCGCAGTACCGGATTACGGCCGACGACATTCTGGTCAAGCACTTCCAGCCCGCGTATGTACGAGGCACATTCCCGGTTCGGGGGCTGACTCAGTCTGTGGCCGAGACCGCGATCTACGACTTCATCAACGACCTCGACCCAACAGCGGACTTGGAAGTCTCCGACGTCGTTAGTGAGCTCTACGACGTCGGTGCTACCAAGGTGACCCTGCCGGTATCGCTCGTGGTCCTGGTGCAAGACGCCGAAAGGAGCTGGAAGGCCATCATTACCGAGGACTCGTTGACTTCGAATCGGGTACAGCACTTCCTGGCAGACCAGAACTTCCTCACTGTCTCTGTGCTTTCGTAAGGGCACAGACCGGACAGAAGGTCTGAATCCCTTGACCTCCTTCTACAACAGCAACGAGCAACGAACCGCACGAGCAGCGCGGAGGGTCCGGGTCCCATGCTCGTTGTTCCTGTTCTTCCCTCTTAAGAAGAGTCAGGACTTCATCTTCGCTGAGGGTTTTCATCCTTCCCTCCTTCCACTACCCAAAGACGTGGGGGACCCTCGACGGGGTAAACCAAGGATCGTAGCGCCTGACGCATCAGGTAGTCAAAGTAACTTGGGTCGGCTGCCTCGCCCTTTGGCACTTCCTCCTCGAGCCTCGAACGGATGAGTAGGAGGTACTCTGCATGTGCATGGCATAGACTGACACCAGAAATACCAAGACCCTCCGGGGGGTCTTCGCCAAGCCCTTTGCAATGGGTGACTACGCAACGCATCTTTGCGCTCGATAATAGCAGGAACCAAGGAAGTCTAGATGAGGCAAGAGACCCAACATTGGGATGCGATTCGCGCATCGTTCGAAGTCGTGTTCGGAGGTACGGGTACAACAGGCCTCAGTCCAACCGCAACCGTCTATCGAGTGAGTGACGGGAAATGGTGGGTTTCTGGCTCTGGATGGGTTGGGTCCCCGGCCGCAAATGCCATGTCTGAGATCGACAGCACCAACCTACCTGGCTTCTACTCGTTGGCCATCACACCTGCGGACCTGGACTACGATGCAGGTATCGAGGGCTACGTAGCCGTGATTACGGAGAGCACGTACTCGATTCTGGAATATGTGGGCATCACTCCTCTTCGCCGCTCTTCTCACGATGATGTGCTCACAGACCATGTGGCGGCCAGTACCTTCGGTGAACTCCTCAAGGTCGTGAAGGGCCTGGCCCAGGGCAACCAACGTCTCAAGAACCTGGTGTACGACTCCGAGGGCAGGCTCTCAACGGTAGACCTCGTGGTCTACCCTACAGGGACGGATGCGGACTCGGATACGAATGCCATCTCCACCTTCTCTATGACCATGACCTACGATGTGGACGGCAACCTCGACTCGCTCGTCTCTTCGGAGTAGTCCATGGCCGCTGCCTACGGCTCGTTGATTGGATTGAGGAGAGCCACTAGAGGCCTCGCCCAGTCTCCGCCCGAGCAGGGCGTCTCGCGCGCCACGCTCGGGTTGGTGAACGGCCTGGTACAGGAAGAAGTCGTTGTCAGCGACGAGGACCTGTATGAGGGTCTGCTGGATGCGAACGGCCTGCAGCTGCTCTTGAGCGGTGAAGTCAGGGACGTGCGCTTCGTCGAGGTCTCTCAGCAGCTATTCGCAAACCCAGATAGGGAATTCACGGGATACGCCGCGGACGGGTACTGGTATACCTCTGGGCAAAAAGACCCCTCGCATGTTCCATTCCAAGCAACCTGGGCAACCGAGGCTACATCTGCTCATCGAGGACCGGCCACAGCTTTTCCAGACAGGCTTCTGGTCTTCACCACGAGAAAGGAAGTCGTCCTCATCGACGCAGACAACATCACGGTTTGGATGCGGTTCTACCTGTTGGCGACCACGACCTCTCCCGGGAATCTTCTTGGAGACGTGAACACGTACCTACGTCAAACGGACTTCTCGAACGGGGTCTTGGTCGTAGCTACTGATATCGGTCTCTGCGTTGCAGATTTCATACAAGACATCCCAACCAGGTCGACCGACGTAAGCTTCCGAAGAGGCGAGAACTGGGGAGACGACCCGATAAAGGGCTTGGTCAACCGAAACGACAACGGTGTGCTCTCCATCGTGTTCTTTGACCCTTCTGGGAGGAAGGTGGTCAATACCGACTGCTTGTCGGTGAGTGTGACCACGCTCTCGTCTGTGAGCGGGAGTTCGAAAGACAACCGGGTCGTAGCCGCGGTAGGTCACGAAGATGGATTGACCGGTGTTCGCCTGCGTTACCCCGGTCAATCCTACTTGGAGACCCTAGAAACCGGCGCGTCGGCATCTTACGGAAGTTGGTTCGCAATTAACACTGGAGGGCCTGCAACGGACAGAATTGGTGTGGTGGACAACTTGGTCGACATCGCCTATGCCGGGGATACGTTGGTCTTGGACATCGGGAGCTCTCATACGCTCCAGGAGGTAGGGACAGACTTCCTGGTCTTTGACCCCCCGATTGGGGTCGCCGAGAGTGGAGTCAATTTCTCCATTGAACGGGTTGTTCGCTCCGTGTACGCGACGCCCGAGGGGGACCTAGTCTTCTCCAATGGGACCGCGTTCGTCACTCGTGTAGAAGGAGATGCCTGGTATCTTTTGGGTCCCAGCTCGTTGGACATCCTGGGCAGGTCGCACCAGACCATTCCTCTGCCAAAGAATGCAGGCTACTCGGTCAACGACATCGAGCTTCATGAACAGGATTGCTACTTCGCGACCGACATCGGGGTCTACCACGCCACGCTCGACACGTTTGATGACCAAGCTGCAGCGGACTTCGCGTACTCAAGCGCGGCGCTTTCGAGCCCGGTTGCACTCTACCGTATCCTCGAGGGTGATATCATCCCCTGTAAAGCCGTGGTTGTGGACCCCGAAACCAAGCACGTGTTGGTAGCTACCTCGGATAACAGCCAGGGCGTTCTCTCCGAAATCGACACAAGCATCCAACAGACGTTCAGGTTCTTCAACAAGAGCTCCGAGGTTCACGCGCTTGTCGCGTATCGTAATGTCCAAGGCCCCCCGGATACCCCTCTGGAGAACTAGTGGCTTTCGCCATCGGAACAGACACGGGAACCTCGTTCATTGCTTCGGTGGTGTCCAACGAGCTCTATGACCCGGTTACCGACACGGACGTAGATGCCAGCTTTGTTTGGCAGGTCATCAACTCCTGGTACCGCCAGTTCATGGAAGACCCGGAAATCTTCGAAACGTTCTGGGAATCGGTTCTGCAGTATGCAGGAGCAGAGCTACTTGACCTGTGGCAAGGTGACTACGCAAAAAGCTTGCGGGACATCCCCGTCATCTCCCAGCGGAAGTGGGTGAAGTACTCGTTGCTCGAGCAAGTCGACTTCTTGCTCGACCCCGAGTTGTCGGTGTTGGGCGAAGAAAACAAGTTTGTCTACGACCCGGACTTGGACCTCCTCGCCTGTACGTGGAAGAGTCGTGGGGGTCTAGACCGTGCCTACCTAGACCTGCGAGGCGAAGCCACGGAAGAGGCGTCTTTGCGGTGGTCCTTTCGGGTGACCTTGAGCTCGATTGAGGCGAAGGCTTCAACTATCTGGGGGTACTTCAACTCTCAAGAGACTCTGCTCAAGAACGCGTTGGTCGTTGGTCTTTTGGGAGATACCTCGGCCAATAAGTATGCAGGTATGCCAAGGCTGTTTCTGGCGCACTACGCGCCAGACGGAGCAGCCGCCGTGTCTGTTGGCTCGGTCATCTTGTCCATGGATACCGAGTATCGGGTCGATGCCACGTACACAGCCAGAACCGGCGCCCTGGTCGCCACCCTTACCGAGACCGAGTACGAACGAGTTTCCTCCTCGACAGGACAGACCGGGGAGAGCGCTGCGAACGATGCCTATACGTCGGAGTTCAGCGACCTGAGTATCGACTTCGACGCGGCTGGCGTGGTGGTTGGAGACACGCTGGTCTACAACGGAACTTCCTTCGAGATTCTGAGCGTGCTGGGCTCTGTACTCGTGGTGACACCTGCGACCCTGCCCGCAGAGGCAACGAGCCTGACGTACCAGATTCTTGGGGAGGAAGAGCTCTTCAGCTTGTCCATGGACTTGCCCGGAGACGCGCTAGACCCATCCTTCACGGTCGACCAGTTTGGGACCGCAAACATGGACATTCGATCGGTTCCGGCCACGTTGTATACGCCTGCGGGGGAAGCGAATCAGAAGAAGTGCGTGGGTACGACCTCGGATTGGGAGTACACGGACCCGACACTAGCCGAGACCGCGCTCTCGATTCCACGGCTTCAAGACCAGGTCACAAATCCCACTCTGGTGCTGTACGAAGGCACTGACTACCTGCTTGTCTCTTCACTCGAGACCGGAACCGAGCTCTGGTTTCAGGAGCCGCCTCCCGATTCACTCTGGGCTGAATATTCGGGGTACGACGAAGGGCAAATCTACCAGAACTTTGGGGCAAACGTCGGTTTGCTCGAGAAATCCTCTGACTCGTACAAGGCCAAGGTCAGGGGCCTGTACTACGCGTACTTCCAAGGCCCCAGAATCGTTGCGATGGAAATCGGAATACACATCCTGCTAGGACTTCCCATCGCGGACAGGGCAGGCACCGTCGAGTCCATCAACCCAAACTACTCAGGAACAGTCGGACAGATTACGGTTGCGGGTTTGGACTATCTCTACCCACTTTCGGTGGGAACCTCGTTGAACGTAGGCGACCAGGTCTCGTTGTTCGAGCCTCTCTCCGATGGAGTGGAAATCAAGGACTACCTCTCCGACCCACTTTGGTGGGAAGGACTTAGCGGTTTCAACGAGCTCCAGAAGTACCACAGCTTCGGGGTCCTCTTGAACGCGGATGCGTTCGACATCGAGTCGTTGCAACTCGCAGGCTCGTTCGTAAACACGGTCAAGCGTACGAACAAGGAGCCCTACTTCATCGTCTTCAAGAGTGTTCAGGACCAGTTTGGGCCAGTCGACCTCTTTGACCTAGACGATGTTCTGAGCTTTGTTCTGGTCCTGAACTTGTGGGACGTTCCGTGCGACGCGGTCATTGTTCGCTACGACAGCATGGACTTCGAAGGAACGGAAGCTGACTGGAAGTACTCGCAGGGGGTCACCGACTGGGACGAGACCAGCGCGGCGATGCGCTCGACGTCCGTGGAGCTATTGGGTACGGCCTCGATTACAGCGAGTTCCACGGCTGCGTCCGGAACGGGTACGTCTTGGCTCTCACAAATTGGCGGACCAGGCGCTGTCGCCGACAAGTACGTGTCCCTGGCCAGGTATGTGGCAGGCACGGCGGGCGAGACCGCGGCCGGGCTGAATACGTTCGTCGACCAGACAGCTGGTGCATTCGATGACCTGGAGGTCGGAGGGACCATCGACATCGATGGTGAGGGTGTGTTTGAAATCCAGAGCGTTGACACATCGAACCAGATTACGGTCGATGGCTCGATGTCTGGTACTGCAACAGGAGTTTCCTGGGCAGCGACCGGTCTACAGAATGTCTGGGCGGAGGTAGGGTCGGTCACCGACGACAATGACCTAGACTTCTCTACAGCCGTACCCAGCGGTCTCACCGGGGATTACGTGCTCTACCTACTGGACACGGCCTACAAGGATGTGTTCTATGACCAGTTCCTTGAAGGTTGCCCGGACGAGCGCTTGGTCTTCGAAGGTCAGATTGCGGTTGGGTATCAGGAAACGCTGCTAACCGGGACCCTGTCCTTCACAGACAGCTCTACGGCCGTGACCGGAATCGGAACCGACTTCGTGAACGAGATTGGCGGACCAGGCGCGGTCACCGACAAGTTCATCTCCACATCGGACGGGGCTTGGCTACAGGTCGCCAGTGTTACGGACGCGACCAATCTGGTGCTGAACGCGACCTGTCACGACGACTTCCCCGATGTCTCGTCGTTCCTGGCCTCTGCCATCATGGCAGGGACGTTCACGTTCACGAACGGGAGCGCCACGGTCACAGCCTCGAGCAGTCAGACCGGAGTAGTCGCGGCAGGAGACTGGATTCAGGTTGTGCCCGTTCAAGACACAGCAGACCCGGTTGGCAGTACACCCGTTGTTCAAGTGCAGTCCATCGACGGACCAGGAACAACCATCACGCTCTCTTCTACCTACTCGGGGGACGACGCATCGGGAGTGAAGGCCAATCATCGTGGGACTAGCTCGGTCTTGCCGCTGGCCCAAAACCTTCCTGTTTCCCAAACTGGGGTATCGTCATACAACTTCACCGGCTGGTATGGGCAAGGCATCGGGGACACCATCTCCAGTACTGTTGCCGAGCCAACCCCCTAGGAGTGCTAAGATGAAGCACGTTGACCAGTTCGGAGATTCCGGGAAAGGCGTAAGAGACGCGCTTCAGCTCGTGTTGAAGAAGAATGGGAAGCCTGTGGCTGGAGTCCATGTGGACAAGGACAATACGGAAATCAGGTCACCGACCCTTCAACGGGATGAGCGAACAGGAAGCGATGATGCGGTTGGTCGATAGTCTGCGACGTTGGTGGAACAGTCTGTGGAAGACCGCAGACCGGTTCTTCGACCACTTCAATCCTGATGGGCGGGTAGAGCTTCGTCTCTACCATGCGCATGGTCCGAAGAGAGGACAACTCCACTGCAAAATCCGGGGCCGGAACATCATTACGAGTTGGCTATCGGTAGGGGGTGCAGCTCCTACTTCGGGCAGGGATATGATGAGACGCATCTTGGTCCCTGCTACGTTCTCCGGGAGTCTGGCGTCGGATGCTGATGCAACTGTTCAGCAATTTCAGTTGGGCTCGGGGACCACGCCAGAGAGCTCGAGTGATGCAGCTCTAGCATCGCCCATTGCCGCGTCGTTGAAGGACGTGAGTTCGGTCGAGTACGACGCATCGAACCCGTACGTCACGTTCATTACCGAATACGATGCGGGTGAGGTGAACCAGTCACTTTCCGAGGTTTGCCTTTTCTCGGGAAGAGGGGACTTCTTGTCCAGAAAGACCTTCGGGGCCTTCACGAAGACCAGTGACTTCACGCTCCAAGTGCGCTGGGAGTACCGGTTTTGAGCACGTCCGACAAGTTCAAGACCCATACCGAGATGGTCACGGACCTGGAATTCATCCAGTTGCTCGATCACCTCGAGTCTGGGTCTCCGGAAACATCGGGAACCAATCGTCCCTTGGGGAGAATTGCCAGGAACACGGACGCGCTCTTGGACGTGTTGCAGGCCTCGAGGTTGCTCCCCTTCTCATTGGGAGGCGGCACCATCAGCTGGAATGGGTCCCAGCTTGCGTGGTCTTCCGATATCACAATTCCGTTGGCAAGCGAGGTCGGTACAGGCGTCTACAACACGATTTCGGCTGGCAACGTCACGCTTGCTTCTGGAGAACTGGCTTACGTCCAACTCGATCGAACCACTACAGGCGCCACGGTTACGGTCTCGACCGCTGCAAGCTTTGCGGCCTATCGAACCGTGGTTACGGGTAGCGCTGACCGTCTTGACTTCATGGTTATTGCCGTACGTGAGGGTACGAGCGTCATCCTTTTCGACGGTCGACGTCTACGAACGGGCGAGTCCTACTCGAACAGCGGCTTTACAGATACCCAGTACGGCCAACAACTCGAGCTCACGACAGTCCACGACAATCAGAAGGAGAACTTCCGTATCACGCTGACGGGGGGCGGAACCCTGACCTGGGACGAAGGCACTACGACCTTCACTTGGAGCTCGGATTTGATTGTCGAGTTTCCGAGCTCTGCCGGCGACAACGCGATTACCGCCGGCTCGAAGGTCATTACCGCAGGGCAGGTTGCGTACATTACGCTGACTCGCTCTCCAGGAACGAGTCAGGCCAAGACCCTGACCGCGGTGGCAAACGGAAGTCTGCCCACAGGCGACGACATCCTGGTCGTCGCCACGCACAATGCAACGGACGGTCGCCTGTACCTTTGGAACGGGACCGCGCTCTCGGACGGGGACTCCGTTGTCTTGGGTGGGGTACAGGCTGGGTTGCAGTTCTACTTCAAGGGGGATGGTACAGCAGTTCAGGTCACGGACCTGACGGAAGGAGGTACGTACCCGAACCGTGCATATCGGGTCGGTACCGGTCAGCTCATGGTGTACAAGAACGGGGTGAAGGCCAAGGCCTCGGCCGAGCACTGGCAGGGCGGTACGTACCCGACCGGGTCGATGACCGGCGGTGGCATTTCCAACGACGACGAATACGTCGAAGAGGATTCGGGAGACGGAACAGGTACCCGCATTATCTGGTTGGCGGATGGGCAGGCCGTGGCTGAGCCGCTCTACCACGCAGCTGCCACTCACGACCCAGAGTTTGAGTGGCCTCAGGCCGATGATTACCTCGAGGCCTTTGTAGGCTTGCAAGGAGAGGGCCCTAGTCCGGTCGAGAGCATCGAGGCCGTGGACAGTGGAGATATACCCAAAGCAGGAGGTCCGCTAGAGGGAGCGGTCAAGCTGAAGGAAGGCACGAACGTCACGCTCACACATGACGGAGCAGGTAATGCGGTCGTCATCTCCGCAAGCATCACCGCAGGCGTGAGCTCGTTCGAGGTCTCGGGTGGCGGGCAGGGCGCACAAACCGGAGCGATGCTCCTCATCGGCGGTACGGGCATCACCCTTGACGATACCACACCCGGCGAAGTCGACATCAGTGCGGATGTCCAAGACCTCGAGGACCTGGGCGATGTCTCAGCCGACTTGGCCAACGCGGTCAAGGGAGCAGAGGTTGCGGACGCTACGAACGTGATGGTCACGAAGTTCGACTTGATGAAGGTCGTCGGCTTCGACAAAATTTGGACTTTCCAGGACGATGTACTGGCCGTGGGAGGCGGTGCGCTCCGACTTGGGGACGAGACCTACGTTCATGACACGGGGTCTCCGCTGTACATTCAAGACTCGGACCTGTATGGCTCCGAGGTGCTCTCTTCAAGCAGATGGTACGGTATCTACATCGGACCCGGAGGTACGCCCGGAGGCTCCCCCGTAGGGGTGATTTCCAGGCACTTCCCGAATTCAACCACTGGGAAGTACGGAGTTCATCCTGATGACGAGGATTACGCCTACATTGGGTGTGTCTATGTCGACTCCTCAAGCAAGTTCCGTTCCTTCTCCAAGGTAGATGGCCGGACGGTCCTGGGTGCCGGATATGACGTCACATCCGCATTCTCGTCCTTCCCCTCGGGCTCCTATGTCAGCGTACCGCTGACGGCACTGGCACAGCTTGAGGGCCCTTCTCCTGTGTACTACAAGCTGCGCCTGCTCCTGCAGGGTGACGGTACGGGACGAGGGGACATGTCCAGCTTCAAGTGCAGAGGGTACTCTGGATTCACTGCCAGCCAGACAGTCTATGTCATCATCTCTGATGATGACCTCGCCGTTGCCGATGTCGAGATTCCGGTTGGTACAGATGGAGGTCGCGCCGAGTTCCTGATTTCTGCCGTCGACAAGTGGGATGGCGTGGTTGGCGCCTGGATTGTCGGCTTTGGCGACGGGCGCTACTCTGCTGATGAGGAGATGCCGGGCTGATGGGCGGAGGAATCAACCGAAGTCAGGGTAAGGACCTGGCGTCCCAACTTGCGGCTCGGCAAGACCGCAACACGTTCCTCGAGGGCGGAGGGAGCTGGAGCTGGGATGACGGAACCGATACCCTCGCTTGGAGCGCAACGTTCTACGTCCGAACCGGAGGTATTACCACTCACAGCATCACGACCAACAGCGTTGTACTTTCTTCGGCCGGTGACGGCGCGTACATCACGCTGGACCGTGCTTCAGGAGGAGCAGCTTCGGTTTCGACCCGAGCATTGGATTCGGCTGCGAATGACGACGACGACGTGTTCTTCATCGCGGTAAGGGGTTCAGACAACCGTATCTACCTCTTCGACGGCACAATCCTCACGGACGGGGACTCCAAGACCCTGGGTACCGGAGTTTCTGCCACTGACCGAGGGAACGTGACTGCGGACGGTGCGGCTGCCCAAACCGTTCCCTTCAGCTACGCCACAGGCACAGACCAACTTCAGGTGTTCGTTGGTGGTATCCTCCAGCGCTTGTCTGTTGATTACGTCGAGACCGATACCACGACCGTGACGTTCCAGAGCGGACACATCCCTAGCAACGGAGAGGTCATCACGTTCTTGAACGTGGTAGGCGGGCAGGGCCCGGCCGGTACGGGTGTGGCAGACCTGCAGGAAGCCTATGACGCAAATCAGGATGTCGACACATCAACGAACGGACCCATTCGGGTTTACGGCTCAACGCCCGCCAATCCGGTTTTCCAGGGGGGAACCGGCGGCCCATCCGACTATGACCACTTCGAGGTCTATGCTGCTGGTGATGCCAAGGTCACGGACAAGGTTCTTCTGGTACCAACCGGAGGCTCGCTTACTGACGCTTGGTACATCAAGAACGAGGGCGGCGACCTGGTCTTCTACCACAACAATACGGGAAAGGCCGTACGCATTCCCAGCACGGGAGGGCTCGAGCACGGGGCTTGGTCTTCAGGCTTTACCGGAGGCGGTGAGCTCAAGTGGACTGAGTACACGGGAACCTTTAGCTCAACGGGGGTCACATCCATCGCAACAGGTATCGCGGCCGCGGATATCAAGGGCGTGGCCCTGATTGCAACCAGTGCGCTAGGCCGTGATGTGCTATTTGAGATGCTCTCTGCCCCCGGAAGTGCTTCAGACCGGTTGGTGGTGACCCAGAGTGGAGGGACTATCCGGTTCTCGGCCACGGCCGCGGCCGCGGCGGCTGTGGGCGTCAATTTCCAGGGCCAGGTCTACACCTTGATTGTCTTCCACGAGTAGAACGATGGCGCACTACCGTTACCTTGTAGATACCAGAATTGGTGAGGTCCTCGTTCGTAGTACCGGTACGTTGGGTATGACAGACCCGGCCAACCAGAAGCTCGTCACGTCCAAGAACAGGTACGACCCGAAGTTTGTCAAGTACGACGTTAAGAACGACGAGTTTGTGCGCAAATCAGACGATGAGCTTCAAAACCTGGAACGAAAGACCAGGAACCTGAGATCATCCAAGGCCGCAGAGCTCGAGAGATTCGTTCAACTCTGGGAGCGACAAGACCCGGAGTATCAAGAGCTCTTGAGTTTGATGCTTCAGCTCTCGTTTGGGGACATGCTCGAAGCGCTTGATGGGCGAAAGAAAAACAAGTGAAGCGAGGCCCCGAAGGGCCTCGCGCAAGGTCACTCGATGTACCCGACTTCCTTGCAAATCTTGCGACGAAGGACTGCTGGGTAGGGAATTCGGCCTGCATTGGCGATGCCAATGCGTTCTGCCAGCTCTACGAGCTGGGGAAGTTCCATCTCTTCGATGGTCTCTTGAGACGGGATTTCACCGTCGACGCCGTTTGTCCCCTTTGTAGTGTGCTCCTCATCTTCCTCTTCGGATTCTGAGTCTTCCTGTTGCTGCAGCTGCTCTTCTGCGACTGGACGACTCGGCACTTCGGGCGCTACCTCGAGGTCGAAAGCCTGCTGCAGGTCTGCAACCACTTCGTCCGACACCTCGACCAGCGGCGGAAGCTCGGCATCGTTGCCGTCGTCGAGGTAGGGTACGATGTTCTCGAGGAGGACCTGCTGACGAGCCGCGACCACGTCCAGGTTGTCGCGTACGTTCTCGACGAATCCTACGAGGCCACGGACGGCCAACAGCACCCTGTTCTCCGAACTCGATACCTGTTCGAGAACCTGTTCGAGTTTGGTATCGAGTTCTTGGAACGCCTCAGACAAGGCGTCCAGGTTGAGGGTCTCGCCTTCTTCCGCCTTCTTCTCTTCCTTCGTTGCCACCTGTTCCTCCTCCTGCTTCTTCTTCGTTCGACGACGGGACTTGGTCTTTTCTTTCGATGGTTTGGTCCCACCCATCGTGACCTTGGACAGGTTCTCAGCCGTGGGCTCCAGTCCGAGGTCTTCCAGGTCCTCTTCAGTGAGCTCACCGCTCACTGCCTTGCGGAGTACGGCGAGGACCACGTCGCGACTTGGCCAAGCGTGTCCGGTTTCGGTCTCGACGATGCACGCGCCATAATCGAAGACCTGGTCCCTCTTGGCTTGAATCAGGTCGACGAGCTCTTGTGCCTTGGGGAACTGAGACACGGCTTTGAGAGCATTGATACCCTGAATGCCGAACTCGTCCTTTGCGAGCGCAACGATAGTTGGCCGCTTCTTCCGGGCTTCGTCAAGAGACATTCTTTCTGCTTCCATAGGTTCTTCCCTAACTATCTACGTAGTCTCGGTTGGTTGTGTAGCACTCTACGACCTTGTGGTGGGGACACCCAGGGCAGTAGAGGTCGCAGCTTAGCTGTGAAGCCATGATTCGTCGATTGCCCTGTACGAAGTCGTAGGTTCGCTCACGTACTTCTTGAAGTGGGTCCTCTACGTGCGCGGCTTCCCCCAAGAGCAAGGCAATGATGTCCTCCTCGAGGACTTGTCGAGACACGTCCGGATAGCCTGCCTTGTGTGCAAGCTGTACGAGTTCGGTGTGACTGGCTTCATGCAAGCGCGTCACATCCACGTCAGGTTCCTTTCTTCGTCGTCTCACCATGGCGACACCGGGGGCGGATAGGGGTCCTCCTCTTCGAGGTCGAGGGGCTGAAGCACCGCGACCAGACAGCGGGTCGGAGCTTCCCTCTTATGCAGACAAACCGTGAAGTTATTCCTGTCTCGGATACCTACCAAGGCCGCGATGCAGTCGAGGGCGAGCTTGGCCATGTTGTCGACATCTACGTCCTTGAACGGAGACTTTGTGCGCTTGTCCTTGCCATAGCCGACGTTGTAGAGTTCCGAAAAGGGTAGGAAGTACCAGAGATGAACTTGATACTTCTGGTCGTTGTCTGCATTGAAGAACGCTAACTCGGTCTTCTTGAGCCCTCCTCCCGAGGCGATGAACTTGTTCCTGAAGGCCTTGCCTTTCTTCGAGAGTACCTTCCTTCCCTGGTAAACCCGGTACAGGTTGTTCACCGAGACCGGGAGCTCCGGGAACTGGAAGACCAGGTCATTCATCATTCAACCCCAGATAGGGTTCGTATGAGAGCGGAAGTTCGGCAATCAGGAGTGCGAGTGCCTTCTTGGCCTGGGCCTCGTACTCGAAGTTCGCGCCCCGGGCGTTCGCTCGTAGACGGAACATGTACAAGGCTTTGGACAACCCGCCCTGCCCCGAGGCGTAGACCGCGGCGCCGAATGGAATGGCCAGCATCGCACGCGGCAGGTCTCCCTTGTTGATGAAGTTCCGATAGACCGCCCAGGAGTCCTCCAGCAGCTTCGGAACCTCGGCCTTTCCAAGGTCACTCAACGGCGTGTACCTTGGGTGTAGAACGAAGCTACTCCGCCCCATCTCCTTTACGGGGCTGAACGCCCAGGGTGCGAAACTCCGGTGGCGATGCCAGTCCCGGAGTACTGCCAGGGAGCATACGACCTTGAACGTGACGCGCGCAGCTCGGTCGAGCCAGGCGTCTACGTACGTGCGCTCATTCGGTGGCGTGTAGGGACGAATGAGCGGGTCGATGCCATGTGTATCGACTACGAGCTCGACCTCGTTTTCGATGTAGTAAGGAGAGAGGGCTAGGGCTCGTCTGGGCGTGAGCACAGCTCCAGGAACAACTGGGTCCTCGCCGTGCACGGCATCCCGGAGGCCCAGACCGGACAACCCAGGCAACGCTTGTTTGTACGCGTTCTCAACGTGTTCCCAGACCTTCAAGGCCTCGTCGCGCGAGATGGCCTTACCGACCTGGATGCTCCTGGCCATGACCCTCAGGTTCGCCGTGTGCGAAGACCCGGACGCGACAGTACCGGGGATGGCAAACCTGGCTCGGTCGAGTGCAGGCCGGAAGGCCTGTGGGTCGGTGATGAACGGGTACTTCTTTCCCGTACCAGCGCAGGAAATGCATGGTCCACTCTCATGAGAGTGCTCGAACGAGTCTGGAGGAACGTAGTTGCCAGACCCCTGGCAGGTAACGCAATCGCTCCGCAGCTCGGCAGCCCAGGCTGGAACCTCGTGTTCGAAGACGTCGAGCCATCGTTGATGCAGGTCTTCGAGTTCGAGTATCGACCTGTGCGTGACCAGAATGTCTCCTTTTTCAACACCGCCTGCCTGGTAGTCGTAGATTTGGTCGTAGTGACTGCGTTCGGTAGTTACCCCCAGAGGTTCCACTGTGAGGGTGGAGCCCTGGACGTTCACGACCTTGTGCTTCTCGCTCTCATAGGCTTCTGAGCACATAGGCCAGTTCTTGCGTCGGATGGCCCGAGTGCTGAACTCCTGACCGGCGCAGAGAGGCTGGTCGAACAGCAGGTAGTTGGTGAACCAACTCACGTTCTCGACGTAGATGCTGGGTGAGCCTGTGAGCTCCAGGATGCTGGAATGCCCGTACTTGCCGACATGCTCGTCGAAGAATGCCTGGACCCGCGGGTGGAGAGGGTAGACCGTAAGTAGGTCTTCTGCGGGACCTATGAACTGGCTGAACGTGTGCGTTGCCCATTCTCGAAGCGTGATGGGTGGGTCGTTGCTGATGTGGTTTGGGGATTCCGGGTCTACGTCCTGTCCGCCTGGGTGGTAGAGCGTGTCCCGGTCTTCGAGAGCTTCCGCCAAGGAGGGGTTGCCCAGGGATTCTAGGACTTTGGCATGTGTCTCCGCCCACAGCGCGGCTACGATTTCTTGAACGACCTGGTTGTAGCGAGCGTAGATACCTCCTTCGGGAAGCCTCGAGGCCATGGCGCAGAACATGGCGCGGACCTCGGGTGTGAGCCGGTGGTCCAGGTACCAGCAGTTCGAGTTGGCTCGGTGTAGGTACTTGTACTGGTTCACGGCGCCTCCCCGTGTTTTTGGCAGAACAGGATGCTGAACGGGTAGGGCAGAGTTCCGTTTCCGACGATGGTACAGCCGCAGGTGTTGTGGGCGTAGGTTCCATCGGTATGGGATTCAGGCTCATCCAGGTCCCAAGTCCTTGGGTCTACTGGACTGTGTCCGATGCGTGTTCTGTACTGAAGCGGAGTCTCTCCAGGAAAGTACTTGTGGTTCGGCCAGTTTCTGCGCATGAACTCATTTCGAGAAAGTCCAGCGTCGTTGAAGACCACGGCTCTGGGTTTCTCGTTCTCGAAGACGCGTTGAAGCTTGACCTCGTACTCGCTATGGATTTCGCCCAAGCTCCCCAGAGCTTGATTGGCAAGTATTCTGGCGTCAGGGTTATCTAGAGCCGTAAACCGAAGTCGTAGGGTGAGTAGGTATGTACGTTCGTCGTCACTCATCGCTCTTTCCCCTCCGCCTGGAAAATCTTGTTCCTCTAGTCCATGGGCCTGCTTTGGTACGACCCTCCGGGCTGTGACGCTCTCGCTGCATTTCCTCGGCTCGGCGCGTCTGCTCTCGGCTGATGTTGTTGAGCGTGCGTTTGAACTGTTCGTAGCGTGAGTTCGTCTGGATGTAGTACACGCTTGCACGCAAGAGCGAGGCGTCGACATCGACATATCTCTTGTCGGTGTTGACCTTGTCGGGCACGGCATTGGCCGGGATTTCCAGCTCTTCTTTGTAGTAGACGTTCAATGCGGACTCGATGACCTTGGAATCGCGCTCAAGTACGAGCTTGATACACTTGGCACGAGTGGCCTCAGCCTGCAGGTAGTTGGCCCAGTTGGTGAACAAGCTGAAGAGCTTGCCCGTGTCCTCATCTGTGAGGACCGTGAGGTCATCGGGCATACGCGGGTCGCCGTTCTCTTCGAACTCGAGCATGTTCTCGAGCCCATCGGGGCAGGAAGGAACGGGTAGGACGGTACTGACCGCGGCTTTCTGGAGCTCCTCTTCTACCTCCGGTATGATACCGTCGTAGATTTCGATGAGCTCCTCGACGCGTACTGCGTGAGGAACTGGAAACCTCTGGGCGGGTTCGTCGCTCATCTTGCTCTAATCCTCCCCTGTACAGCGGCCTGTTCTTTCCTGCGGAAGAGCTCGGGTCTGCAAATCCACCCGAACTTGCACTTCCTACACTGGTACTCGTTGTCAATCCGGTCCGGGAGCTCTGCCTTACCCTGTAGGTAGTCGTCAACTATCTGGATGATGCGTTCCGCCCGCCCAGCCATGGCGTGCCACTGCTGTTTGCTGGGCGGCTGTAGGAAGCTCCGGAGTTCCCCCGTCTCCTTGTTTACGTACAGGTATTCGACCTTACTGACATCGAGCCCGACGCCATAGAGCGTGGCTTGCTTCTTGTGGTCCTTCTTTGGGCTGCGTAGGGTCTCAAAGCCCTTGGACCCGATACTCTTGATTTCGAAGCCGTGGTCGGGGAGAAGGCCATCGCATGAGCCGCGAACTCGATATTGCTTGAGCCAGACCTTGACCTCTTCTTTGAAGTCGGGGAATGCCCATTGAAGCGCATTCTGGACCACGTCGTGGAAAGCGTACCCTGCATCGAAGATACGACGGAGCTTCGGGTCATGATTTTCTCGCTGCTTGGTTCCCATCAGTCCGTAGGCAACAGCACGGTCGCACTCCGTGACCGCGAAATGAGAAGGGCTGATACGCTTGTCCCCTTTGAAGCGGAAGCGCTCGTTCTTCGACCATAGATACTTCTCGAGCTCCTTGACCAACCGAGGCTCAAGCTTCATCACCAGGTTCTCGCCGAACGGTTCTGGGTCGTCCATGAGCGTGGCATCACACGCGTTGTTGAACGGGCAACGTCTACACGTGGTCTCGCCAGCGGTTCCCATCCTATGGGAGGTCCCGTCAAGAAGCCCGTGAATGAACTGGGCTTCTTGAGCAACGATCTCGCCAACAGCCTCGAAGTCCCCTCGGAGAGTCCAGCTCGACCAGTCCAACTTGTCCCGGTCGAGCAAGATGACCCAGGCTCGGTCCATGCCAGCCAACCAAGCCTTGGCTGCGGTAATCAACCGTGCCCGTTTGGTCATTCCTCCGTTTTGGAACAAGCCTGTAGGTGTGGGCACGACTTCGACGAACGCGTTCTCCCACACGCCAATGTTGCTGACCACGACCACATCATGAAGCATGTTCGTGGTCCCGACTTTGAATGTGTCAGGAAAGGCTTTTCGTAGGTAGCGTTGGACCATCGCTCGCAGGTTGTATCCAGCCTCTCGAAGCAGGATGTCTGGTCCCGGTTCGGGCTCCGTCGGCTCCGTTCCCAAGAGCTGCAGGTAGTGGCGAAACCCACAACCCTTGTCAATCAAGTCCTCGAGGTAGACCTCCTGGGGGTAGCTACGATTCTCCTGGAGTGCCTGGTAGACAGCCTGTACGGTGCTCATGTCGTTTCTTCCCGGTCCTCGAGCAGGAGCTCGAAGTCTCGTTCATGCAGAATTGCTCCAGGCGGGTCAAGCTGGAGGAGCTTGGCTTCGACCAGGTGTGAAAAGGGTTTGAGCAATGCGGTCTTGCCCGGGTCGTACTGCTCGTTTGGGGACCAGGGGCCGCCTCGCAGGCCTTCGTACATCTCTTTGCGGATGACTACATAACGGCCAGGTCTACGTGTCTTGGTCTGTCCCAATCGAATATGGAGTAGCGGCTCTTCTCCGTTGCGGAGCGCTCCTTCGACTAGTTTGTGCCACGTCTTTTGGTGAAGACGGTATGTCGGATTCCTGGTCTGTTTGGACTCTGTACGCCAGGCACCGAACACACGTCCATCTCCGTCTTCGTTGACTGCTCCAGACATCAGGGTCTCCCTTGCACCAACCAAGGCGTTGGCCCTGGCCTCCTGTTTCTGCCAGCGTTTCTGGCGTAGGTGTCTGGGCTGAGCTCGCTTGAATAGCGAGCAAGTAGATGCGTGTTCGATGAAGTCGCGCACGCGTACCCGTCCATGAGAGAGCTCGCGGACGATTTGTACCTCGCCTTCGACACCACACTCTTTGCAGGTCGTGGTGCGGAAACCAGGTTCGATATTCACTTGTTCCCTTGAATCTGCTTGAGCGCAGCCTTCGTGATTTGCTCGACGAGTTCGGGATGCTCGATGACCTGCTTGGCAGTCGAGCGCTTACCCTGACCGAGGCTCTTGTCGCCGAAGCTGTACCAAGACCCGCTCTTGGTGATGATGCCCAACAAAACCCCGTAGTCCAGGAGCTCGCCCGCCAAGTCCGTTCCCTTACCGAAGAGCAGGTCGACCTCGCATTTCCTGAAAGGAGGAGCAAGCTTGTTCTTCACGACCTTGAAGCGAACTCGGTTTCCTATGTGGTCTTCGCCCTTCTTGATTGAGCCGATGCGACGTACATCGATGCGCACCGAGGCGTAGAACTTCAAGGCATTTCCGCCCGAAGTGGTCTCCGGGCTTCCGAACGTGATGCCAATCTTGTGGCGAATCTGGTTGATGAAGATGAGACAGGTCTTCGAGTGATGCACGATGCCCGCGAGCTTGCGAAGAGCTTGACTCATCATCCGCGCCTGGAGACCGGGGTGAGAGTCTCCGGTCTCGCCATCGAGCTCGGCTTGTGGAACCAAGGCCGCGACCGAATCAATGACGATGACCGTAAAGTCCCCGGAGCGAATAAGGGCTTCAGCGATGTTCAGCCCTTGTTCCCCTGAATCGGGTTGACTGAGCAACATCTCCTCGAGGTTGATCCCCAAGGCCTCGGCATAGACCGGGTCGAGTGCGTGCTCAGCATCGATGAACGCCGCAGTACCTCCCGTTTTCTGCGCACGGGCGATTATCTGCAAGGCGAGTGTGGTCTTACCCGAAGCCTCGGGGCCGTAGATTTCGACCACGCGGCCTCTGGGCACTCCGCCAATCATCAAGGCTGCATCCAAGCTCATGCAGCCCGTGGAGACGACATCCACGGGCTCGACCTTGAGCATGTGCTTGCCCTTCAGCGTTCCTACCGTGCCTTGGCCGAAGCGCTTCTCGATTTGGGCGATGGCCTCGTCCAGTTTTTTCTGTCTCTCTTCAGCAGTCGCACCCAAGGCCAAGGCCTCCGGGGACTCACCCTTCTTTCTGCGGGCCATTACTTTTTCCTCGGTTGCGGGTCGGGGTCCTGGCCTGCCTTCTTTGCTCCTTGTTCGTGAGCGCGCTTTTCCTTCTCGGAGAGGACGACAGCGCGCTTTTCCATTTCAGGCTGCTGCTCTTTCTTGTCGGGCATGGCTACTTTCCTTCGTACCAGCTGGGTACGACTTTGGGTGAAACCTTGAGTGAGACCTGAAGTGGAATCGCCGTTTCCATGTATTCCTTGATGACAGGTAGGACCGCTTCCACGTTCTGGGTCGGTACCTGCATGACGAACTCATCGTGAATCTGGATGAGGAGCTGCAGGCCCATGGTCTTGGTAAGCCATGCATCGTTATCGATGGTCACCATCGCCTTCTTCACGATGTCAACGGCCGAGCCCTGGATGGGCGCGTTCATGCCCTGACGTTCTGCGTGCCGGCGCTCCTTCCAGTTCCCGCTGTGGACCTTGGAAATCCTGCGGAACCGGCCCATGATGGTTTGCACATACCCGTTCTCATGGAGCGAGTGGATGCAGTACTCCATGTAGTCGCGTACACCCGGGAATGAATCCAGGAACAGGTCGAGGAGTTCCTGTGCTTCCTCAACCGAGATGTTCAGGTCTTCGGAAAGGCCATATGCGGTCTTGCCATAGACGATGCCAAAGCCGATGGCCTTTCCAGCTGCTCGCTTCTCTACGTACTCTGGGTCCTCTTCAACCTTGGCCTTCTGGTATATCTCGTCGTAGGGAATACCGAACATGACCGAAGACGTATAGCAGTGGATGTCCAACCCGGACTCAATAGCTTCGATCATCGACTTCTCATCCGCGGCTGAAGCCAGGATGCGCATCTCCAGCTGTGAGTAGTCGGCAACAATCATCGAGTACCCGGGGTCGGGTACGAACGCAGCGCGAATGCGGTGAGTATCTCCGCTCGGGCGTGGGATGTTCTGCAGATTCGGCTTCTGAGAACTCAGGCGTCCAGTGACCTTCACTGCACTGTAGGTCGTATGAATGTGCCCGTCCTTGTACAAGTGCTTGAGCATGCCTTCGCAGTACGTGCCCTTGAGCTTGCTTGCCTTCTTGTAGCGAAGAATCAGGTCACACTCTTCGACTCCTGTTCGCGCATAGTGAGTGAGCACTGCTTGGTCAGTCGTAGGCCTTCCGGTTCCAGTCTTGGACAGGATTTCCAAGCCCATTTCGTCGAACAACAAACGAGCAATCTGTGGGCCGCTGTTGGGATTGATAGGCCAACCACAAAGCTCGTTCAGCCGTGCAGCGAGTTCGTCCATCTCGTTCTGCAACGACTCGCTCACACGTTGGAGTCGTTCGACGTCAATGCGGATGCCCCGGCGCTCCATCCCATACAGGGTGCAGAGTTGGGGTTCCTCGATGTCCCAGTAATGGTCTTTGAGCGTGAAGTCCTCGTCGTGCCAGAGACGGATGTTGCTCAGCTTCTCAAGCAGGAAAAGTGCAAGCTTTCTACTTGCCCAGGGGTCGAGCGAGGCGTAGTCCAAGAACTGGTCCCACTTCTCGTGACCAGGCAGGATTTTCGTGATGTCTTCGTTTCCAAACAGCTCGCCATAGCTTGCCATCGGGATTCCGAAGTAATCGAACACGCACTCTTTGAGGCCGTGCCGGTTCTCTCGCGTGTCCTCGTCGTGTAGGAAGTCCAGTACCACGGTGTCAGCGAATTGCCCTTGGAGGAAGATGCCGGCGTTCTCTAGACGATGCCGGTCGAAATTGAGGAACGTGAGTGCCTTGGGCACGCGAGGGTTTTCGAGTACGGGCTTGAAGTGGTGAACGTACTTTCGGGGAACGAGGTAGCGCGTGCTCTCGTCTGGACAGAGACCCATGACCACGACCTGGTCGGTCATGTTCGTGTATTTCTTACCCAAGGTCTCGGTATCGACACCGAGCATGGTCGAGGCACGACATCTGCGAAGTGCGGGCTCGACCATGCTCGGGTCATGGATGTAAGTTGGCGGTGGTGCCGCCATTACGAAGCGCATGCCGCCTCCTCGAGACGAGTGACGAGTTCCTGTAGGGACGTAAGGTCTGGTTCGAGACCCGTTGCGTCTTCTAAGACCTCGAGTTGGTCACATAGTTGCTGCGCCTCTGTTTGCATGTACTCGCAACGAGTCTTGGACAGCGGGCTCTTTTCGGTCTCGTAGCGGTCGAGCTCGTCAAGACGTTCGCTGACTGTTTTCAAGATGTCTTCGACCAACCAGGCTTGGCACTTGGGTCTGGCTTTGAACAACTCGACTTCGATGTCGCCATCTTCCCAGCCGTTCCAGCGTAGAACACTGACAGCCAACAACAGGCCTACGCCCCAGTTCAACCATTGGTTCTGGGATGCCTTCTTGACCAGACCGGCCAGGTCTTCGTCCAGGTCGAGGTTGGAGGGGTCGTGTAGGGCCGGGTTGTACAGCCTCTTTCTTGCGTGCTCTTCGCTCACCCACGATACTGAAGCTGCATCGTGGAATAGCTTACGGCCCCGTTGGTCCTTCCTTCCGCCCCCGTTGGTTTGTGGTGCAATCAGACCGAAGACCGCGTCCCCGTACTCGTCTTCGGTATAGGCGCCAATTGTTGGGGGGAGTTGTTGGTCGTCCTCTTCTCTCTTGTCAGGAATTCGGACAGCGAGGCCCAGGTCATAAAAGGCCTGAAACCAAGAACCGTCCACAGACAAGACTCGGTTTTCGAGCCTGAAGATGAACTGCTCTGGTACCCGGTTCGGTGTGCGGACACCGTGTGCCCCGTAGACAGGGCGAGCCCTCCCCGCTTCGAATTCAGCGGTCAGGTCGTATCCCGGGGCATACAGAGCGTAGGCACTACGCTCGAGTAGTTCGCGTAGTGCCGAGACGTTGGTGTTCGTGTACACGAACAGGGGTCGAGCGGTCTTTGCTCGGGCCGGGATGAACTTCTCTTCGGGGAAGAAGACCTTTCGAGCATTCAACGCAGCCCAATCCAAGGCCTTGTAGTTGTCTGTGCTCTCAATCAGGCGTAGTACATGCTCGGGGAAATGGTGTTGGGCTACGGTGATGGCGAGGGCCCAGTGCTTACCGTTCGTAGCGTAGACAGCGTCGCCATCAGATATCAAGTACGCGTCGCCCAAAAGGTCTTGTACCTCTTCGGTAAACCGCATGTTGCCCCCGAGCGGAGGAGCCCGAAGGCTCCTCCGCTATGTTGTCAACGTCGACGGAAGCGCGAACGGTTGAAGGCCCGCGACCGTTCGGTAGTTGGCTGCTCTTCGAATGGGTTGTCTCGCTCCAGCACCTTGGCCTGGGCCTTGAGCACGGCCTGGACGTAGGCTTCGTCGTTGTCGAACTTGTCCCGGTCCACGTACTCGGGCCGGAGCAGGTGCTCGAAGTCGACGGGAGTCAGGAGCTCGTCGATTTCCTTTTCATCGCACCCGTGCTCTTCGAGCTCGTCGATGAGGCTCATACTCGGGAACGCGTCGGCGTTGAAGTTGTAGTCTCGGTAGGTCTTCGACCCATCGCGTGACAACTTGCCACTGCACGTGATCTTCAGCGACATGTCGAACATGGTGCGCCGACGAATCGGGTTCTCGTCCGTACTCTGGACTTCGTTGTCCGCATCGTCGATGGCAATCCAGACCTCGAGGGGCAGAGCCGTGCGCTCACACTTCGGGCACAGGTACTCTTCTTGTGTCCACTCCTCGAGGCGCAAGCCCTCTTCAGCGTTGACGATGGTTGTAATCAAGTCCTCGTCAACGTCTCGCTCCTCCCCGTCCCACTCGAGGATGCAGTACTCACCACACTCAGCGCAGAGGAAACCGATGGTGATGGCCGTATACAGGTTGCCCTTGGAGTCAATAGCCGAAGCCATGAGCTCTTCATTCAGGGTGACCAGCGGCTCCATTCCCTTGTCCGACTGGTCCCACTTCTTCCGGCCACCGAAGTACCGGGCTGAGACCTCACGGTCCTTGCTCGAACAGTACTTGCAAGAACGACCGCGTCGAAACTTGGGCACTCGGTCATCCGAGGCGCAGCGCTTGCCCACCTTCCTCTTCTTGTTGTTCTTTCCGGTTTCCTCCACAATGTGAAAATACCGGTAGTCCATCATCTCGAGATAGGACCGGAAGCGTGGGTACAGGTTCTTTCGGTCCTCGTCGTCGCGACCTGCACGGTCGTAGAAGTAGCAGTAGACACACTTGCCATCAAAGACCGGGATGTCGGACGTGCATCGACGGTCCCTGGACTTCACGCGGTGATGGTTGGCCATGAAGAACCCGTTCTCGCCCGGATCGATGATCCGACCTCGGGCAGAAGGTTCGTCGATGTCCATCTTGTAGTTGTCAAAGTCCCAGGGGTCGCGGTCTTCCCACTCGGGGGTCTTCTTGACTTCAGCGGCCTTCTTGCGGAAATTGCGAAATGCGTTGGGAGGCATGGTTCTCTCTTTTCCAGGCGGTATTCAGCGTTCTTGTTGCTAGTTGTGCGAGGGTCTTTGCGTTTTTGACCATGTAGTCGACTTCTTCTCTCGTCAGGTCATCTGGGCTCGTGCCGTTAGGCTTTTGAGTGTATGGGTCTTCGTCAGTCCACCCCGGGTACAGACAGAGGTAGGTTCGGCCAAGCTTGAACAGGTGCTCGCTAATCTTCACAGCTGCGCAGTACCCGCGTTCGTCTGGCCAGCTCTTCCCAGGCTCGTGGTCCAGCATCACGTAGTAGGGACCGCGGAGCTTCCCGAGCAGCAAGCGCTGTGAACGAGTCAGCGAGTAGCCCATGAGGGCGACTACATCCTCGAACCCGAGCTGCCGAAGCCACATGCGGGCCTTGAAGCCCTCCACGATGATGAGTGGACCACGTTCGGTTGGCTTGTAGAAGCGTTTGGGGAACACTTCGTCGTAGCCATACAAGTGCTCTCGGTTAGCTGGTCTGTAGCTGTCAACCAGGTCACAGAGCTCACCGCCCGTACCGTTCTTGGCACGGTCTTTGTCGGTGTCGTACACCTTATACCGGGGAATCGCGCCGTCTTCACAAGCACGTCCGCTAATGGCGACCAGTCGGCCCATGTAGTCACGAATAGGGAAGGTGATTCGGTCGTGTACTTGGTCGTACCCGACGTCGTGTTGTCTGAGTGTTTCCTCCGTGAATCCCTGTTCTAGGAGTTGCAAAGGGCAACGGTCGTACGCGGCGAGTATGTACTCAGGAAGGGTTGTTACTTCTGGAGGTCGAACAACCTTTTCTCGAACTCTGTACTTGCGAGAGACTGGTGGTTGGAGGTTGAGCTCCTTGACCAGTCTGTCAACCTGTTTCCGTGTAAGGCCCAGATGACCTAGGAGCCGGACGATGCCGCCCCCCGTGTGGCAGGCAAAGCAAGTCCAGACTCCGTAGCGGAGGCTGATGACAAACGTGCGACCATGTCCGCAGAGCGGACAATCAGCCCGGAGGTCATCGTCTCCCGTAGCTTTCGTGTTCTTGAGGTACTTATCGGCGAGTCGCCGTACCTGCGCTTCCATCAGCGAACCTTCATTGCCGCCCGACGTCTCTTGAAGTCACCTGGACGGAACCCGCCTCGGTGGATTGAGGACTTCTCTGCCTGAGGATGTTTGACTCCATTTCTCTTCTTGCTTTCTTCGGATTCCTCCTCAGCTTGTTCGTAGCCTTCGACCCAGTCGGCCTTGGTGTCTAGTTGGACCCCAAAGTCTTGGCAGAGTTTGCCGTTGATGGTCATTGCTAGTCCTCGTCTGACATTGCGGCCTTCATTGACGATGATCGCAATCTTGTCTTCAGCGTCGTTGGCAATGACTCGGAGGGCTAGGTCAACGCGACGAGTGATGTGGTCACTCCAAGCGTGCTCGGTTGATGACTTGCCGCGCGACTTGTCCCCTTCACGATTTGCATGACCGCACATGATGAGTGGTTTCTTGAGCTTCTTCTTGTGGTAATCGCAGAGTTGGTCGACTGCTCGGGCGACGAACAGATGTTGCTTCGAGAGACTTCTGCTCTGAGCCGCGGCCGCATCAGCCAAGGCCTTGAAGTAGTCGTGAATGACTACGTCCGGGTTGTACTCCTCGACCTTGGCCTTGTATGCATCGATTTCTCCGCTTACGTCTGTGATGATGAACTTCCCGGACTTGTACAGCTCGTCGATCACCTCTTCGAGGGCAGCCAGGTCTTCGTCTGAGACCTTGCCTCCTGTGAAGTCGGACCAGTCGAGCTGTGCTTCCATCGCGAGCGCTCGAAGCTCGATTTCCTCGATGGTCATCTCGCTGGTAAAGAACAGGACACGCAATCCCATCCTGACCAGGTAGAGGGCGATGCAGAGCAAAATCCAGGTCTTGCGGCTCTTCTGGCGACCGTAGAAGTAGATGACGTTTCCGGGACAGATACCCCAGGTTTCGTTGTTGAAGTGCTCCCAAGGCCACCTGTAGCCGAGTAGACCCGCGCCCTCGCGGAGACGTTCTACCAAGCGCAAGGTTCGGTCTTTGTCTGCTCCTACGACGTAGTCGTTCGCTCCATCTTGGTTACTGACGTTGACGCGGTCTGCAATTTTGACCAGCAGGCTCTTTGCTTCCCATGGGTCGATGGCGTTCTTCTCAGCAATGCTGGTCAGGCCTCCGTCGATCTCTCCTCCGAGCTTGATGGTCTTCAGCTCGTGAACAATGGCGTCGACACTGTCACCGGATGGGTTGTGGTCGTAGCCAGGAGCAAGGGATGAGAAGTGTTCTAGTGTCGGGACTTCGTGAAAACGTTCGTGATGGTCACTGATGAGGTCCCAATAGACGCCCGCTTCGTCGTCTAGGAGTTCTGGTCGGGCCCCACAGCGAATTGCCTCGAGGTAGTCACGAGATTCCAGCACGGCCGCAACCAGTGCCAGACCATGATGCATGGGTCCTCCGGAGGCAGCTCTACACCAAACTCCGCTGTTGTCGGAGAGGTGAAACAGGTTGTAGACAGTCAGCCTACCTAGCCTAATGTGAGGTGGGCGTGCAGGTCAACGCTTGTGCTGGAAGTCTAGGTGTTTCCCGGAAAATCAATACCGAGATCATCGTCTAAGCCGGCCTCTCCATTGAACAAATCCTCCTCTGGGAACTCATCTAGGCCGGCTTCGTCTGGTCGAAGAGTGTACAACTCGATCAAGTCCTGCTCGAGTGAGCGAGAGAGCATCTCGAGCAACTTGAGGCTTCTCGGACTCCAGGTCGCGAGGATGCATGTGGCGTAGGATATACCTCCCCGGTCCATCAACGAGAGACGGGCCATGGTTCTGGGTTCGGGGCCGATGAGCACGGCACGAACCTCACCAACCGCTACGCGGTCACAGACCAGAGGCTTCGGGATCTTCGTGCTCATCGACTAGTCCTCGACCAAGTGAGGGAAGAAGCGTTGAAGAGTTTCTTCCAACGCGGTCGCAGCTTCTTCGATGGAAATTCTCTTCGCTTCTTGGAATGCGTCCGCACGTTCTTCGACCGAGAGGCCGCACGGAAGACTGCACCAGGCTGTGGCCTCTGCTTTTTCCATCGCGTACTGGGTTGACATCCCGGCGCTGATGGAGATGCCAACATAGGCGGGGTGTTCAGGAAGAGCCAAGTCGTTGATGGCACGTTCGTGCCGTTTCTCATGTAGAGGGATCTCCTCGCCGCGAGGATGGTCTTTGACCGAGGCTCGTGTGATCGAACCGACTGTTCCTCCGCGAAGGCGTCGGACCCTCGGCGGCTTTCCGTCGTCATTTCTGCTCATGACTCGTTCTCCCGGATAGACACGCCTGGATTGCGGGTCTTGACTTCGGTTCGGTACTTGAGTGCGGTTTCTTC